CTAATGGATGCCATCCTGAACGTTTTCGACCTCGATTGCACTTTGCAGGGTATGGCGGTTGGAGGGGTCCAGCCGGCGGTCCTTGAACCGCCTGGTCCTGTGAATAACGGCACCTTAACGTATATCGTTTTTTATGTGAAACTTACTGCAAAGGCCCTCGTCCCGGCCGCAGTCCAGCAATAACAATCAACTCAAACATTTCATGATGGAGGAATACCAAAAGAAGGATATCTCTGCGCCGACACCGCCGAAAATCACGGTAACCGCGGAGAGCAGGATCACGAACCGTTATCATTTCGCCGGTGACGCGATCTACCAGGCCATGAGCGTCGTCGCCATAAATATCGAGGAAGCGACGGCCATTTGGGAGCAAAAGCGGATTCCGCTTGAACCGGCGCAGCCGGAAGAAAAGGTCGGAGAAGAACCTAAAGAAACCAATAACGAATAATCATGTCAAAAGGTATTGGAAGACTGCAAAGTGTCGGTATCGCGAAGGAAACGACGCGCGGCACAGCCGTCGGCTCCGCTTCCTATTGGCTTCCCTTCAGCGAAGCCTCGCTTGAGGAGAAGTTCGAGAACGTCACGCAGGATGAATCGTTTGCCGTCATAGAAGATTCTGTCGGGCAATTCCGCGTGAAGAACTGGGTCGAGGGGACCATCAAACTCCCGCTCACAGATCAGTCTTTACCGCTCTTGCTCTTCGGTATATTCGGCGCCAACGCGGACAGCACACATTCCGGCGAATCGGCGGTGTACGACCATAAAGCGACCGTGGGCGAGTCAGCCCAGCACCAGTCGCTTTCCTTCTTCATCAACGACGCACTCACTTCGAAGGACTACGTGTACGCGAACGGCGTCGTTCATAAGGCCGATATCGACGTCGAACTGAAGAAGTTCGCAGATATCACCCTGAGCGTTAAAGCTTTAAAGGGCGTGGTCCAGGCCGCATCGCCTTCGATGGTTGCCGAGAACCGTTTTCTCCCGCAATACATGGCGTTCTCATACGCGCCTTCAACGGCCGGAGTAAATGGTACGCTCACGGCGACCGGCACGGCCGCCACCACGATCCACGTGACAGGTTTGAGCATCAACACGAACCTCCTGAACGTGGGCATGCGAGTTTCCGCCACGAACCTTCCGGCCGGAGCGACGATCGCCACGATCGTTAGCGCGTCCGCATTCGACCTTTCCGTGGCGACGACCGGCGCGATCGGTACGATGACGTTCAACGGCGCATTGGTCCAGCTCAAATCGTTCAAGCTCAGCGTTGACAGCAGCATCGAGGACGACGACGTGCTCGGGTCCGCCGCGCCGAACGACTTCCTGAACAAGCAGTTCAAGATGGAAGGCCAGCTCACGGCACTGTGGCAGAACGAGTCCGATTTCAAAACCGTCGCGCTCGCTACGCCGACCGTGTCCCAGGCGATCCTCGTGGATATCAAGAACACGGATGTGAGTCTTGGCGTCGTTCCGACGCGTCCGGAAGTCATCATCCTACTCGACCAGGTGTATTTCACTGAGTTCAGCAGGCCGTTCAAAGTGAACGACCTCGTGATGCAGACCGTGAAGTTCAAATGCACCTACTCGCTCACAAATAGCGAGATGGCGAAGATAACCGTCACGAACACCGTGGCATCGTACTAGGTCGAAAACACAATCTAAATCCTCACCATGGAAAAAGAAACCAAGGAGATCACCACCCCGCAGGGCCGGAAAGCCGTCGTGCGCACGTTCCTCACGGGCCGTGAAGTGGATGCCATCCTCGGAGATCTGTTCAAGGACCAGCAGTCCGGAGAGAAGCCGTCGATACCGCTCACCATCGCGCTTCAGCGCAACAACAAGCTCATCGAAGCGGCGCTCGTGTCGCTCGACGGCGCCTCCGAAAACGCCTTTGAACGATTGCAGGATCTTCCGGCTTCCGAGAAGACCTTCATTCTGCAGCAGGTCCAGGAACTCGCCGGCGGAAATTTTTAGAGGGCGAAGAGTTCAAGTGGCACGAGTTCTTCGCCTTCGGCCGCGCTGAGCTGTTCCCAGAACAGGTCGCGGCGCTCATCTGCCGCCAATACGGCTGGACGTGGCAAGAGTACCGCGACCAGCCCACGTGGTTCATAAAGATCATCACGAGCATGCTCCACGAAGAGGCGCAGGAATCTCGGCGCAGAAACAAGTAACCCTTAACCCCGTAATGGCCTCATCGCAATCAATTTTAGAAATCATAATCCAAGCTGTCGACGAGGCATCGTCGGAGCTGGATACCATTGCGAACGGCCTCGATAAGACGGGCCAGAAGGCGCTCACCGCTCAGCAGCAGCTCCAGCAGTATGGCGATGCCCTTAAAGGCGCCGGAGAGAAGCTTACGATCGCCGGAGCGACCATTGACGCATTTTACGGCGGCGTCGTTGCAAGTGCCGCCGAGGTTCAGGAGTCGCAGGACTCCCTCGCGGTGAGTGTCGAGGATATCGTAAAAGCCGCGAACGAGGCAGGAGCGGCGCACAACGCCAATGCCACGGAGATTGCGTTCCTCACAGACAAGATCAACGGCTATAAGGCGACCATCGCTTCAGCGACGGTGACCCTGGATAAAGACACGGGTTCAGCCGCGGCGAGTGCCGCATCGCATGAGAAGGCGGCGGCCACCATCGCCACGGCTCAGGCGAACATGGCGAAGTACCAGCAGCAGCTCGACCTTCTGACGTCATCGCAGGATCTCGCCGGCGCGAGCGCGGCCGATATAACCGCGAAGTTCGAAGCGGAAGCACGAGCGAACACGGACCTCGGATTTTCGATCTCAGTGAGCGAAGGGAGTATGAAAAATCTGTTCGCGGCGACAAAGAGCGTTCCGGATGCTCTCGCGGCGTACCAGACGGCGATGGACTTGGCACGCGCGAAGCAGGAAGACCTCGGCACCGCGACCCAACAAGTCATTATGGCGATGCAAGGGCAGGGACGCGCCCTCATCGGCGTCGGCATTACGATCAAGGACGGCTTGAGCGGCATGGAAGCGCTCGGTGCGATCCAAGGGGTCGTGAACGGCCAGGCTGAGGCATATTCGCAGACGCTCGCGGGCCAGATGACGATCGCGCTTCAAAATATCAATAAGCTTTTCAGCGACATGGGTTCCACCCAGTTGCCCATTCTTGCCTCGATCTTCGGCGCTTTGAATAACATCATCACGGCCGTTGATGCGTGGACGACAGCCCATCCGAAACTGACAACCGCGCTCCTCGTTTTCGTCGGCGTGCTCGGGGTCATGCTTACGGTCCTCGGCGCATTGATGGTTGCGGCCGGAGCTGTGGCCGCAGCGATGGCAGGAGGACTGAGCGCAGCATTCCTTGGCATCGCTGCCGCCGTTGCCGTAGCGGTGGCCGCCATCGCCGCGCTTGCCGTTGCGATCGTCACGAACTGGGACTACATCAAGGACAACATGCTTGCCACTTTGCAGATCATCCAAACCGGGATCTCGGTTGCCTGGACGTGGATACGGAATCTCTTTCATACATCGCTCAGCTTCATCACGAACGAATGGAACACCGTTTGGCAGAACATGTCCGATTTCCTCGGTAACATCTGGAACACCATAAAGGCCATCGTGAAGACAGGCGTGAACGACGTGATCTCGGCCATCAACGCGTTCATTAACGCCCTCGACGCGATCCACATCACACTGCCTTCGATCACCATTCCGGGCACGAAGCTTTCGACACCGGCCGTCAACCTTGGCTTCAGCATCCCGAATATTCCGATGCTCGCAAACGGGGGATTTGTTACGTCGCCAACGCTTGCCCTCATCGGCGAAGCTGGTCCGGAGGCGGTCATGCCCCTTTCCGCGCTTGGCGGCAACGGTGGGCCGGGCGGAAGCGTGGTCAATGTCTACATTCAGGGCGGCAACTATCTCGACTCGCAGGGCGCGACGATGATCGCTAACGAGCTGGCAAAGCAAATCAACAGGTCGCTCAGAGTCCGTAACTACGCCGTCTGACATGCCGAACCCGGTCTATCTCACCCGCAACGGCGCTGATATTTCGAATTCGGTGGATTGGAAGTCCATCGACATGACGAGCGTGCTTACCAAGGAAACCAGTTCGCTCAAATTCAATATCCGCCAAGGTTCCGGCCAAACCTTCCCGGTGAAGGTTGTTCCCACCGTAGGCGACATCATCAAGGTCTACGACAGCTCCGGCATAGTCTTCGGCGGCACCGTAACAGAGGTGGAAACAACCATCGAAGGACTGTTACTTACGTGGGCTATCACGTGCACCGACTGGGGATATTTGTTCGATGGCACGCTTGTCAAAAAAAACTACGCCATGGAAGATCCGGCGAATATCGTGAAGGATATCGTTGCGCACTTCGCCGCCGGCAAGGGCTTCACCACGAACCACGTCCAGACCGGCAACTTCCTTATCCCCTCAATCAAGTTCAACTACCAGCAGCCAACGAAGTGTTTGCAATCCCTCGCGAAGCTCATTGGCTGGGACTGGTACATCGATCCCAACAAGGACATCCATTTCTTTTTGGGCGATGTTGAAAATGCCGTAGGCGAAGGCGGCGCGGCCCCCGTCACCGTCGATGGTACGAGCGGCCAAATCGAATGGAACTCCCTTGACGTGGATCTTAACCTCCAGAACATGCAGAACAGCGTGTACGTCATCGGAGGCAATTATACAAAGACGTTCAATGCAGGCAATACGCCGGACACATTTCCCACGGATGGCACGACGCAGTTCTTTACGACCTCCTATCCTTACGATGTAAGCACCATCACCGTCACGCTCGACGGCGTGAGCCAGAGCGTGGGAACCGCGAACCAAACCTCGCCCGGATCAGTTCAGGTTCTTTACAACGACCAACAGCGCTGGATTCAATTCACGGCCGGAGCGCCTGCGAACGGTCACACCGTCAAAGTCTTCGGTAACGCCAAGGTGCCGATCGTCGCGCACGCGGGAGATTCCGCGAGCATCGCGGCATATGGTGAATACCAGTCCGTCATTGTCGATGGAAAGATCACGACCGTCCCCGAAGCCCAACAGCGCGCGCAAGCCGCCATCCTCCAGTTCGGCCACCCCGTGTACGACGTGAAGTTCAAGACCCTTGTCGCCGGATGCGCTATCGGCCAGGCGATTACCGTCAACCTCCCCGCGTTCGGCATCACCAGCAAACAGCTCGTCATCAAACGTGTCGAGGCCACTGGCTATGCGCCCGGAGCGAACGCGAAGCTCGAATACCAGATCGAGTGCATCGGCTCGGACAACGTGACATTTACGGACCTCATGACGACGCTCCTTCAGCAGGAAGCGAGTCAAACCTCGGTGGACGATTCGACTGTCAACGAGAACCTCGTGGTGGCGGATGAGCTCGTCGCTCTTACCGATATCGTACTTACTCCGGTCGCCGCTACACCTCCCTATTATTGGGGAAATATCACCACCCAAATACGCTGGGGTTTCTGGTCGTGGACATAATTCCATTGTATTGTTATTGAAAATCTCATGATCAAAGTACGACAAAAAGCAGGGATGAAGGGGACCGTTACGATACGGCGGCATCGTGCCGGGACGCTCGCGAAAGCCGAGCCGTACGCTATCAAAGCCAGATTGTATGCCCAACTCATCGCCAATGAAACGAACAGCAAGGCGGTAGCGTTCTTGCGGAAGCGGCGTGGACACATGGTCGCGGCAATGAAAAAGATCCTCAAAGACGGAGAGATAGGCAAGCCCATCGTGCAGCGCAATCTTATCGTCTATTCGCTCAATTATGGTTTCGATATTCTCGTCCAGTATCTTCTGAGCGCTTACAACGGTTCATTCGCGTTCCCGCTCGGCATCGCGTGGGGCGAAATCGGGACTGGTACTACCTCACCTTCAAATCTTGATGTCGCCCTCACCACTCCCACGAACCGCGCGACAGTAAGCTACGCCTCCGATCAAGGGTTCAACGAGGCCCAGCTCCAGTTCTTCTTTCCGGATGCTTCGCTTGCGAATGCCACCTACTACGAGGTGGGAACG